CCGCGTTTTAGATCATAATTGGTCACCTCAAGCCTGAGGTTGACGTTATGATCCCTAAGATACCCCGCTAAGAAGCTTAGGACGAGACCTTCTTGATTGAAGATCCGTTTTCTTTGCCTACGCGGACCCACTATCTCGTCGTCTTTGACCTGGAGTTTGACTTGACGTGCTCTCCACCCTTTATATCGGATGGAGCCGTTTTCGTCTCGCCTCAGGCCACTTACTAGAGATCTAGGAACGTGGAATCCTGCGCCGTCATCTTCGTCTGGTGGTACCGGAAGGTACTTAACCTCGCGAATTAATCGAGTGGTTAGCCTCGGCAAATAAACTTTATGCCGCGACTGCCACCTGATAAGACGGTTAACAGAGGAGTAGACATCCTGTGGCGTGTCGAGTGTCTTCAAATAGACACCACGCACGTCTTCGCCGTTGAAAGCGTCGATACCACAGGATTCCCGGAAGAGTCCTTCGTTGAAGGACTTATTGGCATTAACTGAGAAACCAAGCAGTGTTAATAAGTTACAGACATCATCGTAGCACTCACGTACTACTATGATATCGTCGCCGTTAACTGCAAAGTTCCCGGTCAAATCGCCGTACGGGAGATGATATCTCACCCCACGACAACGATAGACTGCCAGGACGGCACACGTGAACAACAATGTTTGAAGTGGGAAAGTATATCCGTTCCCCATTGTTGAAATCATATGCAACTCCTCCTCCTTACCGTTAGGTAAAAGAGAGAGAGGGGATCTGAAAAGGACAAGCCAATCGAACAATTCTTTTGGCAAACATCCTCGTACGAGCCCCAGCGATATAGAGTCCGAAGCAGAACTGAGATCTATGGTTCCATAATCTCCCGTTCTACTCCCTCTTTTCGCAAGCCGACGGTTCTTCTCTTGCTGAACTGTTAGGTCGATTCCATACGACCGTTTCAGTCCATCTTCGAGAATAGCGCCTAGGCCTAGCTGATAGAACATATTCAGACTAGGTTCAGTGCATATGGTTCGTGATACGTCCTCCGTCTTAGGTACAAAACTTAAGCGATTACCTCTTACAATAGATGGGCCCCCAAAATGGTTAGTCCGCAATTCTGAAGCGGTTTTCCATCGGGGATCACAATCTATGTCCTTTAAGTAAGCAAGGTAGAGGGCTTCCTTAGTTGTCGATATTGGCCCCGCGAACATCTTCGAATAGAAGTCTTGTCCGAGGGAACCAATGCTGGCTCCAGGCCCCATACGTCCCCGTCTAAGAATAGACGCGAACGTTAAGGTGGGCAGCTTTTCCACAAAGTCACGAAGGTGGTGTTTAAACTCACCCAGCAACTCCATGTCGTAGCAGTCGCGAAGACCGCTGCAATATATCGACTGACTAGGGAACCTGTACGATTCACACTGACGATTAATCAGTAGGAATTTCTCAAGAGCGGTAGATTCAGCTTTCTCCTTAATGCTGGCCACATACTTTTTCGTAAGTGACTTCGCGAGAGATATACTGGCTACCTCCTTGATATCTATCCCGGGCCAGAAGTCGACATTGCCACCCTCCTCAAGGGCGGTTATCACTTCTGGTTCCAGGTAGACGGACAGGTCCTCTAAGAGGTCTAGGTTTAGTAACCGAGGGTTGAAGTTACCCATAACAGTTTTCACCTAGTCCTAATTAGGGAAGAATGGGCAAATGACTCCCATAATTCTGCTGGAAGACGTGGTCATCCACGTCATCCTGCGTAATCCCCAACGTGTATCTCACTCTAGGCGCGAGGAACAGGAATAGTTCCCCATCCAAACTTCTGAAGAATGGATGGAAGACCTTTCGCCATTCTAGTTCGCGTTCACCCTGATCGGGCAGGACTGGCCAATACGGGATTAACTCCCATTTATTGCTCAGTTCCTGGGTCCCGGCCGCTTCTCTCTTCGACTGTTCCTTCATCATTTTCGAATAAGATTTCCATTTACGGAGAATCTTTTCGTTATGACGAGAATAGTCTGGATCGAAGTCTCCGAGTTTTTGACCATCGTCAAGAACATATCCGGTGAGGTAGAATGAGCTCTTGGAATGTCGTCCTAGTGCCCCATTAACGATAGCAGCATAACAAGCGAAGTATGAGCGTTTATCGAAAACGCGCAAACCCGTCTTGATTATGATTTTACCGCGATGGGGGACTATTACGAGATCTAGCTTTAGCCTGAGCATGTTGAATATACCTTTAGGTAAGTTAATTAGGAATCAAATAACGGACTTGTTTATAAGGTCCGTAACCCCTTCCGGAACGTTTATCGCCCCACCGCCAAGCACGATTAAAATAATCGTAGCAATAGCAGAAAGGAACGATATACGCCTCGGAGAACTCTTTCGTTTCGTCACAGAATACCCGAAACCACAGTATCGCCGAAACCGGCGCTCTGTTGGTTCAGGACTCCTACGACGAGCGACAAGAGGCCACGTAGATCAATGGGATTGTTACTTTCACTGCCAGCAGGCCGGTCGACCGAGATGGTCACTAAAGCATTCTGAGCAGCTAGAGTTGAGTGAGGGATTGCTCCCTTACGAAACACCCATTTGTCCACGTTGCGGGGAACTCTCGACGGGAACCCGGCTGCGTTCAGAGGACCCAGAGTTTTGTAGCTCTGAACTCTGTAATACGTTACCGTAAACGGATCTCCATTCGCGTGCGTTCGCGCTGTGTTGCCAGAACCGCCTACGGCGGTAACGGCCCACTGGCGCGAGTTAGCAGTTGGTGAAGCATCCGCCGTAACCGTGTACGTCGGAGAGGTGAAACCTGTCTGGGCACCCCCAGTAACAGGAGAAGTGAGGCTGATCGTCATTTTGAATCAAGACTCTTACATTGGTTAAAGATGATAATTACGAAGCTCGCGCCTCGCGGAAGTTAGTGCAGCTATATTGATCCACTTCTTCCCAAAACCTGGAATCTCAAAAGAGATCCGGGGGGAATCAGAAAGACCAATACTTCGCACTACCCGCTTGTCACGAACCTCTACCCAGCCGCCATTTCCATAAGCGTTACCTCGACATCCTTGTCCCGTCCAAAACGCCCCGGCAGTTGCCGGAAGGTCTAGGAAGGACTCGGATCTTGAGATCCTCGTTCTGATCGAGGTGCGATTGCACCATGCCAGGTCCGAGGTACAAGTTGTCCAGGCTTCGATGACATCTCCAATATTGGAGAAGTAGTCAATGAGGAAGGACCAAGGTACCAACTCCCAAACAGTAGGAACGAAATCCCTAAGCGAAAAGCCTAGGAGCTCTTTATCTACTGACGGGGTGCCGGCATTCCTGATCCGAACAGAACCGATATAGCGCACGTATGAACGATTGCGTACGGTCCGTTGGGTCTTACACCATATTCTGATGTTGCTCCAAGATTGAACATCTAACGTGATTGATTCAAGCGTCGTCTTCTTTGAAGCAAAGCGTACTTCTTCATATTCATC